CTGTGGGAGCGCGTGGCGTGCGCTTCTGGGACCCGGCAGCCGATAACCCAACGGCGGCGGTCGTGACACCTACCGGCATGGTAACATACACCGGTGGTACCAACTTCATGAGCTGGAATGCCATCTTCGGGGAGAGCTTCTGCGAGAACTACGAGAACGAGACCGAAGGGGCCGCGCTGGCTGATTTCTACTGTATCAGCAATCACTTCTGGCATCGCAGGCACGCCGGAGCGGCACCGGGGCAGAAAGCGACTTGGACATCCCACAACCGGGTCAACACGGAAAGCCTGCTCGCTACGCAGTACGGGCTCCGCACGCGCCGCACCGGGGAGGAGGACGAGAGTCAGGTCAGCCGGGTGATAGGTTCCATAGTGGGGCTTAAAACCCTGGATGGGGTACTGCCTCTCCTGTACTCAGATGAGGAGACTATCACCCTCAACGGCCACAGCTACCTCAATATCAGCACCGTGGAAGCCATGCAGCCGGATGACATGAAGCGCGAGACATGGGGCGAAGGGTTCCCGTGGATAGCGGCCTTCTTGGAGCGGTTCTTCGGGGATGAGCACATGCAGCTTCCGTACTTTTTAAGCTGGCTCGCAAGGGCCTATCAGGGCGCACTGCGCCGCAAGCCGACACGCGGACAAGCCATCTACATTGCAGGTGGAGCCGGTTCCGGTAAGTCGTTCCTGTCCTCCCGTATCATTGCGCCCCTGTTCGGCGGAAGGTCGGAGGCCACGGACTATCTCACAGGCCAGACTCGCTTCAACAAGGACTTGTTCGGTAGTGGTATCTGGTACGTGGACGATGCTACTCCCCTGATGGACAGCCGCACGCATGAATGCTACTCTGCCATGATAAAGAAGATGGTGGCCAATGATACCTTCCTCTATGAAGCTAAGTACATCGAGGCCGTGAAGCTGCCATGGCTCGGTCGTCTTATCGTGACCTGCAACACCGACCCGGAGAGCTTGAAAATCCTCCCGGTGGTGGATATCAACAACGCCGACAAGCTGATGTTCTTCCTCTCCACTGATACCAAGCTGGAAGACCAGCAGGCGGAGAAGATGGTAGCGGCAGAATTACCCGCTTTTGCCGGGTTCCTTGCCGGGTACGAGACTCCGCTTGAATGCAAGGGTGGTACCCGCTTCGGCGTGGCCGGATTCCTGCACCCCGAGCTCTATGCTGCAGCCGAAGCCAATGGCGCAGGTGGCACCTTCTCGGAGGTATTCGACACCTTCCTGAGCTGCTATTTCATGGAGGCCGGAGTGCACGAGCTCAGGGGTACTGCGAGCGAGATTTTCTCCCACATGATGCTCAATGAGGCCATCCGCCCCTTGCTCATAGGACTGGTCACATCCAAATCCATAGGCATGCGTCTGGGGCAGATTGCCGCCCGCGAAGGCTATCCGCTGAAGCACAAATCAGATGGCAAGAAGCGTTACTGGACCATCTCACGAGAGGACTTTCAAACCCACCGCCAAGGTACTGCAAACGATGAAAACTGTCCATTCTGAATACGACACTCACCTGTCAAAACCGGCCACCCTGTGGACTACGTGTAAAGGAGGGGGAAGCACCCCCTCCGGGTCACGAAATACATCGTTCGCTCGAAATACAGCTTTCGGGCTTTCTCCTTACTCCCTTTTACTCCTAGGGGGTCTGGGTAGGAGTAAGCACTCTTTCTTCCTCACTATCAACTCCTTTCTCTTCTTCTATTACACTTTTACACCTTTTTATGAAAAATTATATATAAGAGGGGTAAAAAGAGTAAAAAGGGAAAAAGTAAATAAAAAAAATAGTATATATAATAATATAGGAGAGGGTGTAGTAAGTCAAAGCGTAAAAAAGGGGGAAAGGAGGCCCGCCCGATGAGCCGTCACGATGAGTACGCCGCCGCCGAAATCCGCCGCATGCAAGCCTACCGGGACGCCTTCAGTGGCCCCGCTGCTCAAGCGTGGATGGCGGCCATGAGTCCGGAGGAACGAGAGCGGGCGGAAGCTGCCGGATTGCTTCAGCCGCGACTGGAAGGCCAGCAGATGGGTCTCAGTCTGGAGGAGCTCACCGAAAAGCAGATGCCTACCGTGGAGCCGGAGGTGGAAGGCTTGCGCGAGGACGAGGCGGATGCTCCGCTGAGCCTCATGGACATCATGCTGGACGGCAAAGGCAGCAACGAGGCCCGGCAGGTCGTGCATGACTTCCTGTGTGCCACCGGACATCCTGAGCTCACTTGGTCCTGTTTGCAGTACCTTTGCGGGTACGGCACCTGCGAGGAGCATGCCAAGCGGCACGGCATGAGCAGGCAGAGCTTCAACTACCATGTGCGCACCTTGCAGGAGCAGCTCGGTCTGCCGCCGATGGGCAACCAGAAGAAGGCATCATCCCGGAGCAAGTACCGGCAGAACAATCGCCGGAAATTGTCCGTTTTGACATCGACCTGTGAATATGGAGACCATTCCCCAACAGCTTGAACTTTTCGACCCGCAGAGCTATGCCGCCACCCCTTGCCATGTCGACATGACGGAGGGGCGGCAGGAGCTCCCGAACGTGGTCGGCGTCAATTTCACCCCGCAGGGCCTCATTGTAGCTGATGTGGCCACCATGCAGCCGGAGGAGTTCAATGCCATCTTCCGCTCGGTCATCCGCTTTGCGAAAGCAAGCAACTGGCTGCTGGGAGACACGCTGCTGCTCTGTGAACGCCGATGGGGCGTGCCGCAGGTGCAGAGCAAGTATGCCGAAGCCATGGCTGCCACGGGCCTGAGCAACGGCACGCTGCGCAACATTGTTGCCACTTGCCGCGCCTTCCCGCCGGAACGCCGCCATGAACGCCTGTCCTTCTCTCACCACCAAGAGGCCGCCTGCATTCAGAGCACCGCTGACGAACGCGAGAACTTTCTGGCACTGGCCGAGAGTGAGGGGTATTCCTGCACCGAGCTGCGCCACCACCTGCGCCAAATCGTGCAGGAGAAGGAGCGCAACGCTACGCCGGAGGAATCCGTGGCCCCGAACGCTGACCGGCCTTTCGGCCTGTTACCGCTACCGACCCAGGAGGAGGCAGACAAGGCCATCCCCTGTGCGCTGGAACTGTCGCGCTTCACCTTCTGGGCATCTCAGCACCCGGCCACCAGTTTACCGAAAGAACATCGAGCCGAATTGCTCTCCCGACTCCAGCCCATTGTCGAGTATGCAGGCCAGCTCACCGCCACCGCCAACGCATTTTGACAACCGCCTAAAGGTATGGAGAACATCGTCCAAAAGCCGTCAGAACCCCACATCTGTGTTAGAGTTACAGCGAGAGGGAGTCTCTCTTATACACTGACACATAGTATACTAGGTAGTAGGAAGTCTCCTTAAGAGAGGCCGCGCTCTTCTTGTGCCTGCCTTCTTTTTATGATTCGAGCACGCGAGCTTTTTAGCGGTTCCCACTTTTTTGAGAGCAAGCACACCTAAAGAATTGACACATAAGGCTTTTTCCTTCAATGTCGGAACCGCGCAATACAACCCGCTGAGTTGGCGGGTAGACCGGGAGAAACGCTCCGCCGTTTTTCCCGGTCTTTGCGTTCCAGAGACTTGCAGCAACATGACGTGTGCGCAATCTTGCTCCGCTCTGTCCGGCCATGTTATTTTTCCCGGCCACATGAAAGCAAAACCTCACTTCAACCTTGGGCAGCTGGTCTGCACTCCAGGCATCATGGCGGCCTTTAACCTCCACGAAATCACCGAGCTACTGCTTCGCCATATCAGCCATGACTGGGGAGATCTGTGCAAATCAGACAAGCAGATGAATGAAGCGGCTCTCACTTCCGGCGACCGGATATTGAGCTGCTACCAGTGCAGCCATGGCCGCCGGGTCTACATCATCACGGAAGCCGTGAATGAGGCAAGCGGCCAACGCGACTACACCACCATCCTGCTGCCGTCTGAATACTGACGCGCCCGCCGCTCTCAGCCGTTTTGACAAGCGGCTGAGGGTAATATGGCAGGTATCACACAGGAAGCGGCGGAGAAGATTCTGGAGGCCGATTTCACCAACATCGTCCGCAAGGTGCGAGACGGCAAGACTCTCACCTCTACCGAGCGAGCCCGTGTACAGGCCCGCGCTGCCGGAAGCTCCGCCACATTGACCGAAGCCAAGACCATTGTCGAGCTGGCATCCGCTCTGGGAGTCACCCGGCGCACGCTGAGCAACTGGCGCAAGATGAAGGGAGCCCCGGAGCCCAACCCCAACGGGAGCCATAATGTGTCCGCTTGGCGAGATTTTGTACAGGCTAACGAGCTCAAGGGCCACGTGGACGGCGGCGGGGCTGAGACGGAGGCCCTGAAGGCCCGCAAGCTCCTTGCCGAAGTGGAGGAGCGCGAGCTCAAGGTGGCCGTGAAGAAGGGAGAATACATCCTCCTCGAAGACGTGCGGAAGGGGTGGCATACGCTGGTAGGCAAAGCCATTGCGCTGCTGCGTGCCAAGTTCGAGAACGAGCTGCCGCCCATCCTCAGCGGGCTGGATGCCCAAGGCATCCGGGAGGAGAACAGCAAAGCGATAGATGAAGTGTGCCGCCTGCTGCATACGAGCAAATCCGGATTGACCTCATGAGCTCCACCCTCGAAAGCCGCTTTTCCGAGCTCTGGAACCTGCTCGATGGCCCCGAGCTGCTGCCGGAGTACCGATTCCACCCGCCGCGCCGATGGCGGGCTGATTTTGCGCACCCGGCAAGCATGACCCTTATCGAGATAGAGGGCGGAGTCTGGAACCGGGGCCGCCACCTCACCCCCAAAGGATTCATGGCGGATGCCGAAAAATACCTTACCGCCGCGCTGGATGGATGGGCAGTCCTGCGCCTGACCGAGCCACAGATAAAGCCTGAAACCCTGCGCCACATCATCGAATATGTCCGTCAACGAGCAACTACTCAACATCTGGCAGGAGGCATGGAGACCGCCTGACCGTCAGCCCGTCTGGCAGTGGGCCGAAGAGCATATCCGCTCCATTCCCTACAGCCCCATGCCGGGCCGCTTCCGCATAGCCAACTCCCGGATGATTCAGGAGGTCATGGACGCGATAGTAGACCCACATGTCCGGCTGGTCAGCATCGTGGCATCCGTGCAGAGCTCCAAGACCACCGCGCCGGAGGTGGCACTGTGCTACATCATTGCCAACTTGCCCGGGCCTACCCTCTGGCTGGACCAGACGGACGATGACGCCAAGGACCAGAGCGAAAGCCGCCTGCAAAAGCTCTTCGATGAGTGCGAACCGGTGAAAAATCTCTACCCGGCCAACCCCAACAAGAAACGCAACACCACTATCTACTTCAACAACGGCATGACCCTCTGGGTAGCCGGTGCCCATAACCTCAGCAACCTGCAAAGACGTTCCATCCGCTGGCTGATAGGGGACGAGACTTGGAGATGGCCACAGGGGCACATGGCAGAAGCGGAGGCACGCGTGACCGCCTTCGGCTGGCTGGGTAAGTGTATCTTCTGCTCGCAAGGTGGCTTTGAGAATGACGACACCCACCGCAAGCACGCCACCACCGACATGAGGGAGTGGCAATACCGCTGCCCGCATTGCAGCACCCGGCAGCCCTTCACATGGCAACAGGTACGATGGGCCAAGGATTGCCGGGACGATTCCGGGGAGTACGACTTCGGCAAGGTGCGCGATTCCGTGCGGCTTGTCTGCCGGGAATGCGGGCATGAGTTCGAGGACCATGACGAAACCCGCCGCCGCCTGAATGCGGATGCCTGTTTCGTGCCGCTCAATCCCCGCGCCGCCCGGGAGAATGTCGGCTTCCACTGGAACGCGCTTGCCACCATGAGCTGGGGCTCGCTTGCAGAGATGTACCTACGCGCCAAGGAGGCCTCCCGCAAGGGAGACAACAGCCTGTTGCAGCAGTTCTACCAGAAGCGACTGGCACAGGCATGGAACGAGTACAAGGAGGACTACACCATTGACCAGAGCCTCAGTGACTACCTGCTCGGGGAAAGCTGGCAGGAGGAAGCGGATATCGGCGGCATCCCGGTGCGCGTGATGACCGTGGACGTGCAAAAGGGCCATTTCTATGCGGTCGTGCGCTCATGGGCAGCCAACGGGGC